AAAGATATATATTATTATATAATAATATAATGAATAAAGTTGAAATAATTAAAAGTTTTAATGAAATCCTTAGTGATTTTTTATTACAAATTGCACCAATAATTGGTTCTACATATCATTATTATTATAATAAAATAATAGTAGTAAATGCTTTATTACCAAGTCAATATTTTATTAATTATGTTCATAATTCAGAGAAACCATTAATAAAATATATTGAAACTAGAGATGAGAATTATTTTACGAATACATATGATCCTAAAGAACACTTGGAACAATCAATGCAAGCAGAGACAACATTAATTGAAATTATTAGATTAAAAGGCATATATTCACAATTAAGCGATGAATCAAAAGATAATGTTTGGAATATTTTACAAGCTTTGTTGCATTTATCTAATGAATATTTAGCATTAAAATAATTAATTTCAATAGTCAAAATTATATTTTGGTTGTTATTAAACCTTTTTCACTAAAAATGGGATACTTTAATTTACATTTTTATTTATAGGAAGTAAAAAAAGTACACTATTTATAAGTGGTTAAAATAATAATTTTATTTTAGATCAGTATTAAATTTTTTTTGATTTTATATAGTGTTATTACTGGATTTAATTTAATTAATTCTTTAGACATTTTTACTTTTAGTAAATTGATTATACAGTGAGTGGGGGTGTTATTATAAACAGGTCACCCCCTAAACTGGAAAACATTCTCTCCAGTTTATATTACCTGCGGTAGCACTATTTAACACAGGGCACTACCATAAACGAGATATTTATCTCGAATTTCCTGATGTCGACTAAACACACACACCATCGCAGTACAATACCAATCCACTTCGGAAGCACTGTGTCGAATAATTCAAGAACCACAAACTTGACAGAGTCTTTGATGTTTGGTCATATCTGCGTAAAATCAAAATTAATCGCATCTAAACCATGTGTCTGTTTTATCTTGACATAAATTACTGCAAGAACTACTGTTTCCAGAAGTATGCTAATAATATAGTATGTCCATGTGAAGGAGATATACATAATACCTCCTAGAAGATAACTACATAATATCATCAAGACAGTGAATTGAAACTTTCTGAATAGTATATCTTCTCCAAAAAAAACATCACCGTAAAATGACACATTTATTTTTTCAAACTCGGTCAGATTAGTTTTGTTGATTTCTCGAGTCAAAAACCATTCATACACAATAATTTCATAACTATCATGCTTAAAACAGGCTGTTATAACCGTCTGAACTATCTCATATACGGGTATCTTTATCCTAGACCACAACGTATTTTTTTCTAGACCCATTGATGTGTCATCACCTTCAACTTTTGACACATTTGAGGTATCCAGTGTAGTAGTATCTTCATAATCTTCTTTTGGTGCAATCTTGGTATCAACTATAGGACTGTCAATTATATGAGTATCATTAAAAAAGTTTATATCTATTTGTTCAAATACATTCAAAGTATTTCTTTGTTAACTTCACAATTAATACACTTGACTTCCAAAAGCTTCAACAAGAAAACAACAAAAGTAGTTGCTATAAATCCCATTTGAACTATATTGATAATCGTAGACAACGCGAATGGTATCACTAATCCAATCAAGTTGACTCCAAGTAACACAAACACACACAGAGCTATATGTTTAGTACTCTTAAAATCAGTCCAACTCTTAGCGAAATGTTTTGATTCAGAATGCGTCATGATAACGCGAAACAATTTATTTTTTAATAAGAAACAGAATAACCTATTTATTTTCAATTTTTTAGATTTTACAGCGGGGTTATTTTAAATGACACGATTTATATCAAAAAAAATAATCTTAACACCCATTATAAAAATTTGGTTATATCAGCTAATGTTAATTTAGCTTCCATAAATATAAATACTTCTGAACCGTCGCAGAACGGGAATGAATTTAAATTGCCTCTACGTTTTCTCTTGTAAAATGTAAAGGTCTTTTTCCTGATTTTTTTAGTTCTTCTACAATTGATATCATATTTTGAACTGCATTTTTATCTCGGTTGTGATAGATTGCGCATTTTGCGACACATACTAGTTCTTGCTCTTCATTTGAATTGACGTCTTGATGACGTAGAAGACCATTCGCTAATATGTTCTTATTATTTTTTATATCTTTTAGTTTTTGTGATTTTCTGATTAAAAAATTATCTAATTCCATATGACAACAATTACACAATTTTGATGTACAATATTTATTTATTAAATATGATTCATAACCAGCATTCTTAAATATTCTTCTTATTCTCTTACATATAATTGGTTCTACACCTTTCATATTATAACTTCATGTATCATAATTACCAATTACAAAAAATAGTATCTTCTGGTTTTCCATATTTATTAGAAAAATTATTAATTAATTTTGACTCTGATTTTTGTGTATTTGTATATGAATTTAATTTGAATTTTCTAAAAAACTTTTGTTGATAATGATTAATTAATTTATCACAAAAAGTAAAAATAATTTTGTATATATTTTACCATATCATCACTATATAAATTCGATAGAGAAATTTTTTAATCAACTTAAATATTATATGAAAAAAGATGAACCGACAAGTTATGACTTGATTAAGAAATCAATTAGAAAATCAATAGAATTAAAAACTTATAGAAATTACTTTAAATCATCATTAACTAAAACAAAAGAAGATATAAAAGAAATTAAGATGAAATATAGGAAAAATCCTAAAGTTTATAAGGAATAATTTTAAATCGTGTCATTTAAAATAGTCTCGCTGTAATACCAATTTTTATAAAACACCGGATTTTTGTTATAAAGTACAGCAGATTTCATAAAAATTGTTAAACATTTTTAAAGTTTTTTAAAGTGCACAGAGAAAATAAAACTATTATTTAAAGAAAACTAAAATAATTTTTTTAACAATTTTTATGAAATCTGTTGTATATAAAATAATTAATTATTGATTTGCATATTTAATTGTATATTCTCTCGCATTTGCATCATGGATATCTTTATTTTGTACAAGTAATTCTGCAATTTCGTGAACAAGAGGGTCTTTTGGATTTGGATCTGCAAGAAGAGAACAAATTGATAGCAGAACCTTTGAGATTGTTAAAGCAGGAGACCACCCAGAGTCTTTAAGAATATCTAAACATATACCACCTTGTTTATTGATATTACAGTGATAAATTGGAGTAGTAAAAATAATCTTTGGAGGTTTAAATGGATATTCATTAGAAAATTTAACATCTAGATAAAAAATACCACCATGATAAGGAGTTTCTTCAGGTCCAAAAATAGTTGCTTTCCAATGGGTGATATCACTTTTTGTTGGACCTGCAGAACAATTAGTTACTGGATTTGTTTGAAGTTCATTAATTTCTTGTGTAATACGTTTAATTAATAGAGATGTCATTAATATATGACATATTAAAAATATTATATTTATTTTTCAATTTTTTAATATTATACTTATATACATGTGGATAAATAATATTTTTGCTTTATCTGATTAGTTTTTTCTAATCCTAATATATTTTTATGAAAATTTATTTATTTTCATAAAAATTTACTGTATACTTAAATTTATACTAATAAAATATATAATTTTCTATATTTTTGTTTATTTTTATTTAATCTACATCTTCGACACGAGTCTCTATAGGAACACTATTAGATTCACCCATAGATTCACCCATAGATTCGCCCATAGATTCGCCCATAGATTCGCCCATAGATTCACCCATAGATTCGCCCATAGATTCACCCATAGATTCGCCCATAGATTCACCCATAGATTCGCCCATAGACATGCCTGATTGATATGCTTTTTGAACAAGTGGCATTAAAATGCTTTCGACTTCTTTATATTTAACTTCGTATTCTTCTGCACTTTTATCTTTACTTTCTTCAATCCATTTAATTGTTTCATCAACTGTTGTTTCAACAGTTGATGCATCATCACCAAGACTTTCTTTAAGTTTAGCTTCACCTAACACAGAAGATTTTACATTATATACATAACTTTCAAGTTTATTTTTAGCTTCAATACGTAGTGCAACCCGTTCATCTTCCTCTTTATATTGTTCTGCTTCTTTAACCATTCGTTCAACTTCTTCTTTACTTAGCTTATTAGAACTATTACTAATTGTAATCTTTTCAGATTTACCTGAACTCTTTTCTACAGCTGAAACTTGTAAAATACCATTTGCGTCAACCTCATATGTAATTTCAATTTGAGGCACACCACGTGGCATAGGCGGTAATCCAGATAGTTGAAAATTACCAAGCAAATTACAATCAGTAGTCATACGACGTTCTCCTTCATAAACACAAATAGTTACTCCTGGTTGATTATCTGATGCTGTAGAAAATGTTTGAGTTTTCTTAGTTGGAATAGTAGTGCCTCTAGCAATAAGAACTGTCATAATACCACCAGCTGTTTCTACACCAAGAGACAGTGGATTAACATCTAATAGAAGGATTCCATCTGTCTTATCGTCAGAATTACCTGATAGAATTGCAGCTTGAACAGCTGCACCATAAGCAACAGCTTCATCTGGATTAATACTTTGACATAGTTCTTTACCATTAAAGTAAGAACTTAACATTTCACGAATTTTTGGAATACGTGTTGAACCTCCAACAAGTACAATTTCGTGTACTTCACTTTTAGATATTTTAGAATCTTTTATAACTTGTTCAACAGGTGCCATTGTACGATGAAAAATATCCATACATAAACTCTCAAACTTTGCACGTGTTAGTGTAGAACTAAAGTCAATACCATCATAGAGTGAATCAATTTCTATATTTGTTGTAGCTGATGATGATAAAGTTCTCTTTGCACATTCTGCAGCTGATACAAGTCGTCGAAGCACTTTTTTATTATCAGATAGGTCGACTTTATGTTTTGTTTTAAATTCTTTTAGTAAATGATCTACAATACGTTGATCAAAATCAGACCCACCTACATGTGTATCGCCACCTGTAGCTTTTACCTCAAACACACCATCATCTATAGTAAGAAGTGAAACATCATGTGTTCCACCACCACAATCAAAGATTAATACATTTCTACTTTCAGTATGATTTTTTTGTAAACCATACGCCATTGCTGCTGCTGTAGGTTCATTAATAACACGAAGAACATTAAGACCTGCAATAATACCAGCATCTTTTGTTGCTTGACGTTGTGCGTCATTAAAATATGCAGGAACTGTAATAACAGCATCTGTTACTGTTTTACCTAAATGAGTTTCTGCAATAGTTTTTAGTTTAGTTAAAATCATTGCTGAAATTTCTTCTGGTGTAAAATGTTTAGTTTCGCCTTTAAAGTGAACCTCAACTTTAGGTTTACCATTTACATCAACAACTTTATAAGGTAAATATTTAAGATCATTTTGTAGAACAGGATCATCAAATTCTCGTCCTAACATACGTTTAATTTCATAAACAGTATTAGATGCATTTTGACCAGGTGATTTCTTTGCTGCTTCTCCAACAAGACGTTCGTCAGCAAAAGCTACCCATGAAGGAGTTGTTCTATTACCTTGATCATTTGCAATGATTTCCACATTTCCGTTTTGATAAATACCAACACACGAGTAAGTTGTTCCCAAATCAATTCCAATAGCTACTTTAGACATTAAAATAATATAAAATTTATACTTTAAAACAATATTTTAGTATAAATTTTATAAAGAATATAATTTAATATAAACTTATAAAAAATATCTAAATTATATACATGTTGTTTGATAAAAATAATTTGAATACAAAAATAATTAGTGGAGGAGAAATATTCGGTTTAAGTAGTGAAACACCAAAAACTTCTAATACTAAAAAAACATTGTCAATAGCAGAAATATTTAAACACCTTACGAAAAAAAGTGATACACAAACAACTTCAGATAAAACACAAAATACTAAATTACCAGAAAAAAGTGATAGTAATATTAATTTTTTCGAAACTAGTGCAAATAAGCTCAGTAGTGGTCGTCATGCATTAAATAATTTATTAGGTAGTAAAATATTTGTAAAAGAAAACGAACAAAATGGACAAGTAAATTTATTAAATTTATGTAATAATTTAAAAAAATTAGAAGAAGTTATAAATAATTTATTTATAGCTATGTATGGGGTCAATATTATAAAAAAATTAGGTGTAACTTATTTTGAAAGATGTCACGAAAAAGAATACTATGAAATTAAATTACTTTTATTTGCATTATTACATGTTGGTAAAAATGCAATAATTATTGAGAATGTTGATTTTGATAAAATAGAATTATTAACTAAAAATGTAGATAATTTAAAAATGATTTTAAATATAGGAGGCGAACATTGGGTTTCAATTATTTCAAGTTCAGGATTAAATGGTCAACATGATTATTATGATTCATATCAGATGCTAATTCTAAATTTTAAGAATAGAACTGATTTATATAATTATATAAAAGAAAAGAAAGTAACAACTTCTCAAGCAATATTATTAAAGGAAAATATTAACATCGGATACACAAAATCAAATGATTCTGATAATTTAGTAAGTCATGCATTAGTGTCAGAATTCAAAATAAGGTATAATAAAATTAATAATGTATCTACGAGTAATCTCGATGATAACAAAATGAAACAGTTATTACAAGCAACAAATGCTGCATATAATACTTTATTTACATCTTATCGTGCACAATCTTTACCAGTAAAAGTACCACCACACATAACCTCTACAACTTCTAGTACACCATCAACAGATTTTATGATTAAACACGAAGGTACTATATATGCAATAGGTGATATTCATGGTGATATTATACCGTTAATTATTTGTTTAAGAGATTGTTGTAGAGTTATTAAGAAAAAAGAAAACTTTTATTTTAATCAAAATGAGATAGATAATGATTTAAATAAGGAAATGAATAAATCATGGGATGATAAGACTTTTGTTGATGATCTTAATTATGAATGGTGTGGTGGAAATGCATATGTTGTATTTTGTGGTGATATATTGGATAATGTACGTCATGGTGATGAAAAAAAACCAGGAGAATTTCCATTTGAAGAAGCAAGAATTTTTAAATTTATAAATGCTATTAATAGTCAAGCAATGGGTTCAAATGGTCGTTTATTCAAAGTTTTAGGTAATCATGACATGGCAAATTTAAATGGAGACAATGCTTATTCTAGTTATATTTCTAAATTTGCAAAAGAGTACGACGGTTATAAAAGCGGTACAACATCAGGTCGACTAGATTATTTTGGTAAAGGTAAACCTGGAGCTGAATTAATTGGTAAAGATGGGGCATTTTTATTTTTAATGATTAATAATTTTATTTTTGTTCATGGTGGTATTAATACAGAATTATTAAAGATTAATAATATAAAAAAAGTTAATGAATCGTTAATGAAATATATTTATAATAAAGATACATCCATAGATTTTAGTTTCGGTAAAAAATCAATAGAATCTCAAATAACTTTTGGTAAAAATGATGGGTTAACTTTAGATAGATATTTTGGACATTATAAAAATAGGAAATCAGATACAGAAATGTGCGACAGATTACATACACAGTTTTCTAAATTCATAAATAGTATTAAATCTGATGATAAATATAAAAATATATATTCATATAATCCAGATACAATGAAATTAGTTATTGGACATTGTACCCAAGTTAAAGAACAGAGAAAGGAAATGTACACAACTATGTTTACAGAAAGAATACCAAGAGAAGGTAAAGATGATGTAAATTTTAATGAAGAATTTGGAGGCAAAGTTTCTATACATGATCCATCAAAAAATATATATGGTATAACAGTTAGTTGTGGTAAAAGAAAAGCTAATGGAAATATGAATTTAGATGACCCAACTCTTATTAGATTAGATATTGCAATGTCTAGAGGTTTTAATAGTGATTATTTTCGTTATTTTGATGAATCTAGAACTTCACAAGTATTAAAAATAAAAAACGGTAAAGTTACTGTGGTTAAATCTAGTGTAAAAAACAGAAATGTGCATTTAACAGAACAAACTACTACATATAGAACTACTACCTATAGAAAAAAAAAAAATACATATGAAAAATATGAAAAATATAAATCAAAATATCTTAAATTAAAAGATGAAATTAATAATATCTAAAAATAACATAATATAATCTTTCTAATATAATTTAAATAACCTTATTAAAAAATATATTTAGTCAATTAAAAAGTTTTAATTTTATTATTTTTTATAAAATTTACATATAATCTATTAATGCTTTATATT